AGCCGCCGGCTGCCAACGCTCCGGCGCCAGCCAGTGCAGCGAGTTTGAAGGTGCCCTCTTGAACGGACTTCGGTAGTCCGTTGAAGCCGTCGACGGCTGCCGTTGCCCCTTGTGCGAGGTCGCGGAGGAATGCTGTTCCGCCACCACCGGAGGAGACGAAAGCCGAGTCGAGAGCGCCTTTCAGTTTCTCGACGTCGCCTTTAAGGTTGTCCATCTTCGTGGCAGCGGTCCGGGCTGCGAAGCCGGACTCGCTGACTGCGGCCGACCACTTCGCCACACCAGCCGCACCCTCTTCGTAGAGGACGGTGGCTGCCGTGACCTGGTTGCGTCCGAAGATGGCGGCGAGCGCTGCGTCACGCTGCGCCTTCGACAGACCACCGAGGCGCTTCTGGAGCTCGCCGGCCGCACCTTCGAGCCCGATGAAGTTGCCGGATGCGTCGCGGACGTTGATGCCGTACTTCTCGATGGCCTTCGCCCCGGCCCCTACGGGCGCTGTGAGGCCCAGGAAGATCCCGCGTAGGGCTGTGCCTGCCTGACTGCCAAGGATGCCCTGGTTGGCGAACTCGGCGAGGACTCCGGTGGTCTCCTCGAGGCTGACACCAGCGGAGGAGGCGAGCGGACCGACGTACTTCAGCGCCTCGGCGAAGTCGCTGACCTCACCTTGAGCCTTGCCGGCTGCTGCTGCGAGGAGGTCGGCGACGTGGCTGGCGTCAGTGCCGGGGAGCTTGAACTGCGAGAGGGTGGTGCCCATGATCCCGGCGGCGTCGGCGACGCCGAGGGAGCCGGCTGCGGCGAGGTCGAGGGCACCCTTCAGCCCGCCGGTGATCGTGTCCGTAACGGATACGTTCGCCTTGATCAGCTCAGCCTGAGCGTTGGCCGCCTCGGTCGCGCTGAACGCGGTCGAAGCACCGTACTTGATGGCCTCCTGACGCAACTGGCCGATGCTGGCGCTGGCTTCCTTGCCGGTGCTGGCGACGTTGGACACGGCCGAGTCGAAGTCTGCGGTGACCTTGACGATGCCGCCGAGAGCGGCGATGGTGGCCGCTCCGCCGACCAGGAGGCCCGTGCCCAGGGAGCCGGCTGCCTGACCTCTCGCGGCCTTCTGCTGGGCAGCGGCAGCGGCTGCGGCCTTCTGCTGCGATGCGGTGATCTTCGCCTGAGCGGCGACCTGGCGGGCGGCGTCGCGTTCCCGGACAGCGATGGCCCGGTCGCGGAACTTGTTCTCGGCGATGGCGTCGCGCTGGATGAGTGCCATCTTCTGAGCGGATGCGCGCTTCGTCGACGCGATGGAGCGGTCGCGGTAGCGGTTCTCGGCGATGGCATCACGCTGGATCAGGGCCATGCGCTGCCGAGAGGACAGCTGCGCTTCCCTCGTCTGGACGGTGGTCAGCCGCTTCGCCGACGCCTCAGCCGACTTGGTGTCAGCCTCGACCTTGATCTTGACGGGCTTCTGCTTGCCGACGCCGGCAGCGACCTTCGCGGCGAACCCGTCGAGGTTCGGGAGGACGTCGTAGAAAACCTGGCCAACGGATGCCATGTACTCCCCAACCTCTCTTGCTTGTTGTCAGGCTACCGTGATGACGTCGCCGCCCTGCCCGAAGTCACCCTGGATCACGTTGGCGAAGGTCGAGCCGTGATCCGGCATCGGAATCGCGTCTTCCTCCACCTCGAAGCCGAGCGACTCGTCGAGCTCCTCGAGCGCCTCACCTTCGCGGCCTTCCCTGAGTACCGCGTAGGTGGCCGTCAAGACTGACCGCAGCGGGAGACCGGGGAAGATCTCTAGTCCGCGTACTCCGGCAGCACTGCCACCGGCTCCAGGTCCACGGCCAGGATGTCCGCCGAGGACAAGCCTCCCGTCGATGACGTGGCGCCATCGGTCTGAGAGGTAGTTTCGGAGGAGTCCTGCGACGACCCTAAAGGGAGGTTCGTCTCCCCCTTCCAGCACTCGCCCAGCGCGTCCCGGATGACCGGGACATAGTCGTCGCTGCGACCGTGAGCCAGCAGGAACTCATCGAGCCGGTCCCGCTCCTCGTCGAGCACCTGGTCCCGTACCAGGTTGGTCACGGCGACGATGGCGTAGTAGTCGCCATCGCTGCCGTAGGCCTGGTCGAGATGGCGCACCAAGAGGAACTGGTTGGCGTAGCGCTCTGCTTTGAAGGTGGCCGGCTGGCCGTCCCCGAAGTCGAGGACGACCGTCGGCTGATTGCTCTCCGTCATCTGAGTGTCTCCTTCTCAGAATCAGGTGATGATGAGCTTGGACTTGGTGATCGACATCCACGGCTTGGCGCCGTTGGCGGGCGGCTCGAGGCTGAAGGTGGCCGGGATGGTCGCCTTGGCCGCGCCCTTCGCCCGGCTGATGGCCATGGCGCCGGTCTGCAGGCAGCGCCGCCAGACCCAGCGCTCGGAGGCGTCGTCGGCTTCCCACAGGATGGCGACGCGGGTCTCGGTCGCACCGAAGGCCAGCGGCTCCAGCTTGTCGATGGCCGTGCCGGCCGTGCCGCTGGCGGTGATGGTCGCGCCGTTGAGGACGGTCTGCAGGTTGCCTGCCAGGATCTCGGCGTAGGCAAACTCGAGGGTCTCCTCGACGCCGGTCTTCACCTTGGCGACGGGGAGGTAGGACTCGGCGACCTCGATGTTCTCGTAGGTGGGAGTCGAGGTGAAGACGTGGCCGTTGTCGGTGTAGCCGGCCCTGATCCAGGCGGCGTTGAGGGCCGTGACCAGGTCGGAAGGCTCGGTCGATCCCTCGGGAGCCACGTAGAGCTTGCCCGGTCCGTAGTGGACGAAGGTCGGGGATGACGCCGGTACGTAGGGCATGGTTGCCGCTCACTATCTGCCGCGTCTTGCGGCGTGGTCTGCCCTGACGGGCGGTCAAGCCGAACCGGTCGTACGGCTCAAGGCTGAGTCTAACTCATGTCGACATATCCACTTGAAGAAAGTTCTTGCGCTTCTGGCTCTAGGGGTGTAGAGTCATAGACATGAACACGACACCGGCAAGCATCGCCAAGTTGATCGAAGACACCACCGCAGCCGGTGGCACTGTTGAGAAGGTCGACAGCCAGCGCTACCGCATCGGCGTACCGTTCCGCACGGTCGGCGGCGGGACGGCTGTCCGTAAGTTCTATGTTGCCTGGACCGTGCAGCACAATGGCCGCGCGCTGACCGCTGGCACCAAGGCTATCCGCGAGGCTCTTGACCGGTTCTAAATCGGGTAGACCGCGAGCGTGGCGTCTACAACGTAGGAGGCGAGCTTCGCCTCGTCGTCGGGCAGCCACAGGCTAACGATGGTGTTGGCTTCGGCGCACCAGGTCACCTCGTCGAGCGCTACGCCCTGGATCCGCTGCAGCGCGGTGACTAGCTCGCGTCGGGCGTCGCTGGCTTCCTTCTTCGTCCGGCCCCAGACGCGCCACGACACGCGGGGGAACTCCACCGCAGCGACTGTGTCAGTGGTGCCGCCGACCAGCGAGCAGACAGCCAGCGGGAATGTCGGGGTACCGGCAGGGACGGCGAAGAAGACGCGACCGCCGACGCTGGGGACTGCGGTCTGCGTCCACTTCTTGACGGCGTACTCGACGTCGGGGACGGTGGGAGCGGTCATGCCGCAGCCGCCACGGGCATGGAGGGCCTCGCCATCGGCTTCGCGGACATCCGATAGGTGCCGAACTCGTTGTAGATCGTGTACGGCACAGGGTTGGTCACGCGGGCGCCGTTGACGCCGAGCGGCTCAGCGGTCCAGCCTGCGCGCATCGCGCCGGTGTCGACGCGGGAGAGACTGGCCGCAGCTGCCGCTCCGGCCGTGGCCTTCCGCAGCGAGACGGCGAGCAGCCCTGGCGCAGTCGCTGCCGCCAGGGCCCCCGCATTGGTGACGACGCTACTCACTGGACCCGCCGGCCGTCATCGTGGCGTCAACGTCGTCGTCCTTCTTCGGCTTCGGCGCGGGCTTCCGACCGCCGGCCGTCATCGTCTTCTCGATGGTGGCCTTGACCTTCGACGGTCCACCACTGGTGTTCTCGACGACGAGGAACTCCACTGAGCCGTCGATCTTCAGGTCCTCGGCCTTCAGCAGCTCGACGAGGGCCGCGTGCATCTGCTTGTCGGTCGGGTAGTGGGTGCCCGCGTGCTCGACCTCGTAGGTTCGCTGAGTCATGTCATGCTCCCTTTCGTGTGCTGAGCCCTGCTCGAGTCGATGCCAGGACGCCGCCGACTCCGGGGGAGTGGACGACCCACTCGACAGCGTAACGCTGACCAGTCAGCTCGTCCTCAACCTCGTCGAGGTACTGCAGGTCGCAGGGGTCGGCCAGCAGGTTGAAGCTGACCACCTCCGAGTCGCCAGGCCCTACCGTCCGGCCTGCGTACGTCCCACCACCCACGGAGATGACGGCCCGAATCTGCTCGTCGAGGACGGCGAAGTCGTTGGTGACCCCGTCGGGGTAGCCGTCGTCCCACGGGTCGTCGGTGGATGTGACCTCGGAGTCTTTCCGCCACGTCCGTACGTGGGTGGTCGCTACGGGGATCACCCCGTCCTCACCCACGGGTCGGGCTCCGTGCGAGCCACGGCCAGCGACGGGCGCAGCGTGTGGATGGCGAAGTCGCCGGAGCCTGCAAGGAAGGTGCATCCTTTGAGGAATCGTTTGGCGAGCGGAGCAAGGATGCCGTCGCCGTCGACCTCGAGCATGGCGCCGTTAGCGCTGGCGCGCTTGAGTGGTCGGGCGGTGAGCGCGGCCTTGCCTTCGGGAGTGGCGAGGTAGGCCGTCTGCCACTGTACGGCGAACTTCAACCGGCGGAGGTCCTGGGCGGTGAAGCGGTCCTCGGGCAGCGCTGACGCGAGGTCGGCACCGGAGAACAGCTCGACGATGTCCTGCGCGGTCTGCACATCCACCTCGGTCGCCGCGACGTCGGTCGCGGCGGCGATCTCTGCCGGGGTGATGATGAGCGCCATGGCAGCAGTCTACCGCCCAGAAGCGACGACTCCCCCGCACCATTGCTGGATACGGGGGAGCAGCCTGAGCCTAGCGTGGGAGCGCCAGGACTCAACTGGACGGGGATCCAGGGACTACGGTGTGTCGACGGTCGGGTTCTGCACGCGGACGAAGTGGTTGATGTCGCGGTAGATGAAGCCGATCTCGATCTCGGCACGGACGGCAAACATATTGCGTTGCCAGAGGTTCAGCTGAGTGCCGCCGTCGTTGATGGTGGCCACGTCCGACATACTGACGGAGACGCCTTCGACGGTGCCGACGAACGCGCTGCCCTTCCAGTCACCCGCAATGCCGGTGTCGTCGGCCAGGGTGGTCGAGGACTTGAACGGCGTCTTGGTCTTCAGCACGTTGGCGCCGAGGATGGACGACGCCAGCTGACCACTCGGGGCCTGGTTGGCGGTGAAGAACTGCCGGCCCTGCGGGTCGACGGCCGTCAGCAGCAGCGAGTAGAGCTCCTGGTTCACGATCCAGTCAGTGACGTCGCCGCCGGCAGCTGCGACCGCGCCCAGGACAGCGAGCACGTCGCCGAAGGTTCCGGTGGAATCGACGGTCAGCGCCGGCGCAGCGGCCAGCGTGTCGAAGCCGGATCCAGGAACGGCGTCCACGCCGTAGACGGTCCGGTCGAACTTGCGGGCCAGCGCGGCGGGGAGTCGGCGGACTAGCTCACCATAGAGGCCGGCCGCATCACGCTTGAACTGGTTCGAGAACGGCTCGATCACGGCGATGGTGTAGCCGGTCATGCTCTTCGAGGAGACGGTGGACCGGCTGACCGGCTTCTCCTCAGTCTCCAGCACCCAGTTGGCCACGGGCTCGCCGGTGATCATGGGGATGGTGAGGCCGGGGCCAGGCAGCGCGATGGTGCTGGCAGCCTGCATGACGGCCGACGCCTCGAGGACGTTCGACCAGATCTCGCTGGAGATGGATGCGGGGAGGGAGACGCCGGTGGTCCCCCGACGGATGTCGACCTGTGCCATGGTGGCTCAGCCTTTCGTTGAGAGTGTGTGGATCAGGAGAGCCCGAGAGCGGCTGCGAACTGCTCAGCGTTGGACTTCGAGCCCGTGCCGCTGCCTCGCCTACCGTTCTGCACGCTGGTCTTGCGCTTGGCCGCTCCCGCCAACTTCTCGTGACGCGCCTTCAGAGACGCGATGGCGTCCCGGTCGGGCTTGTGCTCGTCGGTGACGAAGCGGGCCATGTTGAGCTCGTCGAGGAGTTCCTCGAGGTCGTCTTCCCCGACGACGCTGGTAAGCGCCGCGCGAATCGCCTCGGTGGCTAGCTCCACTCCGTGCTCGGCTCGGGCTTCCTCGCGGCCAGCCTCACGGGCTGCCTCGACGTCGCTCGGGCCTTCGGTCGCTGCCTTCGTCGTCTTCCGCGCCTCGCGGGTCTTGACCCTCAACGCAGCGTTCTCACGCCGCAGCTTTCGAATCTCGTCCTGTGTCTTCTGCGGGAGGTCCTCAAAGGCAACCTCTTCGGACTCCTGGTCCTCGTTCTCGTCGGCGTCGACCTCTTCGGTTTCTGCCACCTCGTCACCTAGGCCGAGGGCTGCAGCCACTTCGGTATCGGCTGCGCTCGCGTTGCTGTCGGTGTCTGGCATGTTCGCCTCCAGGGCAGTTGTCTCCGAAACCCTGAAGCTCTACCTCAGAGTTACGGGACTCAGACTAGCACCGAATGTCGACTTATCGATTAGTCGTCACGTCACGACGACGAGGGCGCGCCTGGTCTTCGCGCTGCGGTCCATCGCCCAGCCAGTCTCATGCTGACCATCGAGCACGACGTCATAGGCGAGGTTGTAACTGCCAGTCGCGGTCGTCCCGTCGATGAGCCGCGACAGGGTCACGCTGCCGGCCGTGTGGTTGGTAGCCGTCGCCGCGCCCCAGGTAGCCGTCCCCACCGGTGGAGGGTCGTCGTTGCCGACCGGGACCAGGCAGATGTTGAACGTGGCCGAGAGCAACTGCTTGAGGCTGTCGGTAACGTCAGCGGTCACGGCGCCCGAGAATCCGCCCGTAACGGTAATGGTTCTGGTCATCTGACCCTCGCTTCGTATCTGCCCTGGTCCTGGAGTCTACCGACGAGCTGGCCGTCGTCACGGAGGTAGGCAACCAGGACGCGGGGAATGATGGGCCCGACCGGACCGCCGGCGAACAGCGGCGGAGCCGTCAGAGTCAGCTGCGCAGCGGTGAGCGTCACGCCAACCACACCGGGCAGGGCCGACAGCGGCCGAGCTGTGAGCGTCAGCGTCGCCGCCGTCAGGGTGACGGTTACCGCCTGGCTGGTCGGCGACAGCGAAGTGGCCGTCGTGGTGACCGTGGCCGCCGTCAGGGTGACTGTGATCGAGCCGCCCGACGGGGAGAGGCTGACAGCCGTCGTGACGACCGTGGCCGTCGTCAGGGTGACAGACTGCCGGGGCGCCAGCGCCGGGGCCGTGGTGGCCACGCTGGCCGCCGTGAGGACGACTGTGCCCTGAGGTGTGAGAGCTCGAGCCGTCGTCGTCACTGTGGCCGGTGTCAGGCTGACGGACATCTGCCCACCGGAGGGGGACAGCGGCGTCGCCGTGGTGGTGACCACTGCGGGCGTCAAGGTGACCGCGACGGGCTGCAGTGCGGGCGAGAGGGTGACGGCCGACGTCGTGACCGTAGCCGGGGTGAGAACTGCAGCACCCTGCGGCGTCAGCGGCCGGGCCGTCGTAGCCGTGGCGGCCGGCGTCAAGGTGACCGCGATGCTGCCGCCAGAGGGCGAGAGCGCTACCGCTGTCGTTGTGACCACTACCGGGGCGAGGGTGGTCGACACCTGCCCCGGCGTGGCGGACAGGGTGACAGCTGTCGTCGTCGTGCTGGCCGGGGTGAGCGTGACGCTGATGACTCCAGGAGTGGCCGTCAGCGCTATGGCTGTTGTGGTCGTAGTGGCTGACGTCAGGGTGACGGCAACGGGCTGCGGCGCGGGAGAGAGAGCTACTGCCGTCGTGGCGGCCGTGGTCGGCGTCAGAGTGACAGTTGAACCGCCGCCCGCTGTGCCCAGGATCTCGACTGCAACAATCGCGGACTGCTGACCAGTCGGGGCGGAGTAGCCAGCCGTCTTCGATCCAGCCGTGCCCGTGTCTGCGTAGTCCTGCCCGTACATGGTGTGGTGGGAGGAGTCGCGGAAGTAGGTGCGCTCAGTGCCTGTGGACGAGTTGATGGTGCGGGGGGTCCGGGATGCGCCGTCGGCTGCGTTCCAGTCATCAGAGGCGACACACAGCCCGGAGTTGTCGCCGGTCGTTGTCAGGGTGACGCTGTTCGATGTGGATCCGACCGTGGGTGCACCGACAGCGCCGAACCCGCCAGAGTTCCGCCACACCCAAACGGCGACACCCCACCACGCCGACGAGTACCCCACCGGACGAACCGCTGAAATGTTGTAGGTGCCGCCCGATGTGGTTGTCATCGTCCAGGCAATGGCCCGCGCGCTGGTGTCACCTGTGCCGAGGCTGGCGACCTGCGTGAACGTTTCACTATTGCCGGTGGGTGCAGTGGTAACCGCGCCGCCGAGTGCGGTCTCGGCGAGAGACATGACCACAACACGATCACCGGTGTTGACGGTGATGGAGACAGTCTTCGGGGTTGTCGAAGTGTTGAAAGCAGACGCCCCGAAGGAGACGAACGTGGGTGGCGTCGCCACGGCCTACCTCTTCTTGGCGACGAACGCAGAAGAGGGCGGGCTGGGGTCTGTCGTCAGGAACAGTTCAGCAAAGTCGTGGTTGTCGTCATAGCCGACCGCCGACGCCTGGGCCTTCGTGAACGTCCCCGACTGACCAGCGCCGAGCGTCACCCGACGAGGCTGACCACGGCGCCCGAACGTGTGCAAGTAGTAGTCGATCTGCGAGAGATTCGACCACTTCACAGCCCACACATTGCCTGCGCCTGTGCCGTCCACCAAGGGCCCCTTGCAGCCGCCCTCGCTTGACCTGGTCGACCCCGCCACAGTGACCGTGCTCGTTCGAGTCGCAGTCGCCGCGACAGACAGGGTTGCCTGCGTCGCCGACACCACTTCCGCAATCGTCGCCCCCACAGAGATCCCCGTCCCTGTGATCGCCCTGCCCTTGTCCGACTCGAGCAGGCCACCGGCCGCGCGGGTGATCGTCGTAGACCCGTTGGTCAGCTGCACGTTCGGCGCCGACCGCGCCCCGTCCCAGCCGTAGCGGACGTCGACTGTCACACCACCATTCGCAACGGACAGCGTCATCACATTGTACGGGTCCCCGCGAGTCGACGGGTCGCACGTCCCGATCGGCATGTCAGGCGTTGCGCAGAAAGTCGTTCACAGTCACGACGAGGCCGCCATCCATCGGCAGACCAGCGCCCCAACCGGTGTCGTAGAACGCGACAGGGATGCGGGTGCCGTCGTTGGTGTCGGTCGTCGCGTCGTAGATGATGATGCCGAGGCTGGTGACGCCGGCCGCAGCGGCGAAGGTGATATTGCCACAGTCGATGTTGGCCCGGTCGTTGGTGTTGTCCGCCGCGACCGTGACGCTGGTCAGGGTCACCCGCTCAGAGTGGAGAGCGACGGTGCCGACGGCATCGATGGCCGACATGGTGGCGAGGTCGGGGTCGGAGGCGCCAGTCTTCGAGGTGATGACGTTGACGGCCTTCAGGTTGGTGGCACCGTTGGCGATCCGCCCATTGGCGAGGGCCGCCTTGCCCGTATTGTAGACCGACTCCGCCATGTTGCTTCTCCTTCTGCTACGATGAACCTATGGCAACACGAGGCTGCGACTACTGCGGTAGACAATACACCCGACCCCCGTCCCTGCTGCGAAAGTACTGCTCCAAGGCGTGCGGCGACGCCGCGAAACGGAAGAGCGAAACCACCTATCGTCGAGTCCGAAGAGTGGACCCCTCGCACCCAATCGCCCCCCCGTCCGGGCTGCTGCCCGAGGCGCGCGCCGTGCTCTTCGAGAAGATCGGACCCGCGCCGACTGTTTGCCACTGGTGCGGTAGGTCTATCCGGTGGATCGTCGGCATTCGCGGCAACCACAGTGACGGCATAACGGCCGACCACCTGGACAGCGACTGGCGAGACGACGGCCCGGACAACCTCGTTGCTGCGTGCGGGCCGTGCAATGGGAGCAGGGCTAGGGCCATCTCCGACGATGAGCCACAGGTCACCCGGGCTGGCGGCACTAGGTCACGAGTCAAGCGAGCGCCCTGCGCCGAGTGTGGGCGGGAGTTCAATGCAACCTATGGCCGAGTCTGCTCCACCTGCAGGAAGCACAGGTGAGCCATGAGGGTTCTCCTGTTACTCGGTGGTCGGGATCAGATTACCAGCGACGGGCGCCGCTGACGGTGCTTGCCAGGTAGCCACGACCTGAGTCGGGTACCCGCGTTCCCGCATGACCTGCTCGAACGGGACGCCGGCGGCCAGCTGCTCCGTCGCCGCCTGCCACGAGGCCAGGTCGTTGTACTGCTCCGGTGGAGCCCACGCCACTTGAGCGTCGGTCTCACCCAGCCCGTTGACGTCGCAGACGAACTGTGCCCACTCGTGCCACGTCACACCGAACTGAGCGTGACGGTCGTCAGCCTTGTTGTTCAGCGGGATCTCGCTCATGCGCTGACTGTCGCCGCTCGGCTGTTGACCACCCTGCCCGTGCCTGCGGTTGGCCGGCATGTCCGTCACGTCGTAGAGCTGGTCGATCAGCGCCGCCATCGGCCCGGTGAAGTTGGCGCTGTCGGCAGCGTCGAACTGACCAGGCCGGACATTCTTGCCGCTGAGCAGCCACACGTTGCCGGGGCCGGTCTCCATGCTCGAGTTGTCACTGAGCCCAGACTGGTACTCGGGGTCGAGCGGGTCGCCGACCGCCTCAGCGAAAGCGTCGGCGGGGCTGGCCTGGTCGACCTCCGACTCGGTGGCCACATACCGCTGCGGTAGAACGGCGTAGTCGACGGCGCCCATGAGACTGAGGTAGAGCTTGTTGATGCCGTACTGCGGGCCGTAGGCGTCGGCGTGCTCCGGCCGACCATACGGGCGGGCCGTCCTGAAGTGGAAGACCGGGATCCCGTAGTCGTGGTAGATCGTCGAGTCCTGGTCGTCGCCGTCGTAGCCGACGAAGGTCGCGTCATCGTTGAAGAAGGTGCGGGAGCCGGCGGCGTTGATGAGCGGCCGGTCGCCCACCCAGCGCTCGACGCGGTCGGGGTAGTAGAGGTTGACGCGCTGCCAGACCTCACCGATGTTGAGCCCGTTGCCGTCGGCGCCGGCTTCCTCCCACCGGTGGATGGCCAGCCGCTTCCTGCGTGGCTTCTCCTGGTCGTAGAGGACCCGCACGTCCTTCGGGTCGTGACAGTAGGCGCTGACCTTGCCGATGAAGTCGGGGTCGTCCTCCTCGGGCCAGGCGATGAGGTAGGAGTCGCCGAACTCGTAGCCTCCGCGGTGAACGTCTTTCGCCTCGATGCCTAGCTGGTTGTCCTCCCATGCTGCCTCGATGGCGGCCAGCTGCGCGCTGTTGCTGCAGGTCCAGCCCTGGATCTTCGTCCGCTCCATGAGGACGTCGACCGGCGTCCGCGCATAATTACAGCGGTACTTGCGCGCTTCTTCTCCGAAGAGTTCGCGCAACTTCTGCGAGGCAAGGACTTCATCCACTTCACCGCAGTAGAAATGCTCAGCCTCTAGATAATCAGGCTCGGCGTCCTTCAAAGCCTTGAGCGCCTCGGTCAAGTCGGGGTGATTGGTCGTCACGCCTTATCCCCCTCATGTCGCCGCAGGTACTCCACGAGGGCCAGCATACGGGAGACGTCGTCATGGATGGCTCCGAGAGCCACGTTGCAGCCAGCGCACAGCAGTGCCCTGACCTTACCAGTCGCGTGGTCGTGGTCGACATGGAAGACGGCGTGCTTCGATCCGGTGTCGGTCGACCCACAAGCGGCGCACTTGGCATCCTGCTCGGCCAGCATCTCAGCATAGGTGTCGATGGTGATGCCGTAGCTGACGATGAGCCTTCGGTTGCGGACGAGCGCCGCGTGCTGCTCCTTGTGCTCCTGGTACCAGCGCGCCTTGTTCTCACGAGTGCGCTCAGCGTTCGCGCTCTCCCATCGCTTCTTCCGAGCGGTGCTAGCTGCCTTCTGCTCGGGCGTCTCGTTGACTCGCCGCCGCTTCTCGGATCGCAGGAAGCATGGCTTGCAGTGCTTCTGGCGGTACGGCTCACCCCTGATATTCTGGGTGTAGTACTGGTCGGCAGGCTTCTCGATGCCACAGGTCTTGCACGGGTGGGTCTCCACTTACCTAGTGTAGCAAAACAACTAGGCTAGACTGTCTGCCTCCCGAGCGTGGTCCGCTGCTCGCTGCCGATGCCAGTGAGCCACGTGTAGCCCGAGCCGACCGCATCAATCTGATCGTCATGCAGACCAGTCGGGAACGCGAGGAGCTCGGCGTTGAACGCCGGCAGCTGCTGGGTGTGCACCACCCTGCGTCGCTGGTAGCCGTTGAGCAGCCAGCCGGCGCGCACCTCCTTCTTCACACTCTGGTTCTTCGTCACGTACTTGACGGGGAGGTCGGCGAAGACGTTGGCCCACAGGTCGCCACCCTGGTTGATCTCGACGTAGAGCACACGGATCTCGGGGAAGCGCTTTT